CATAACTCATTCTCTCACCACTCGCCTCTCTTTATTTATGGGAGAATGAGTTATGCGATTAGTTGGAAGCGACCGAGGCCTCAAGCAAATAGAGGTTGGCGGAAAAGTTGTGAACCGTGGAAAAGACGGCACGTTCAATGTCTCTGGCCCAGAAGCGCGCCTGTTGAAAAAGTCCGGTGACTTTGCTGTTGCCGGCACAACATTTAGTAGCGCGAGAGGATACCGCTGCGAGTGTGGATTCGTTAGTGTGTTCAAGAACAAGTGCGGCAAATGTGGCGGCACAAACTTAACTCCGGAAGCAGAATAACCAATGGGCGTCGTAGCACCGTACATAACACAAGAGGGAATTATCGTTCCCTACGTATCCGTTGAGGAAGTCCTCTTTAGCCCGACCGCCTCCGCGATTGACTTCACCTCGTTAATTCCCGGAGGGACGCAGACACAACAGACGAAGGCGTTACAAGACTTGATAGTCCGCGCGTCTGCTAAAGCGGACCGCTACACGATGGGAATGCTCGGCACACTTAACGCCACTATCAACACCGAGAACGGACGCTACCGTCCTAATCGTATGGGCCAAGTAATCGTTAATCCTTATTACACGCCAATTATTGAATTGAAATCTTTCTCTATCGGTTACGGGCCAGGACAGGGACTCAGCCCCGTGACAATCACAAAAGACAACGTATCCATTGAGCGCGACAACTTCATCGTTACTTACGCCTCATCAGTCGGCCTCACCACCGGACCGCTCTCTATCGCCGGAGGAAACTGGGCGCAGGGTTCGGAACTATTCGCGGAGTGGACTTACGTGAACGGTTACGCTAACACGATTCTTACTTCGGCAAATGAAATCGGAGACGGTGCTATTGAGGTTCAAAGCACTATCGGCATCTACCCGAACATGCCAATAGCAATCTGGGACGGTCAATACGACGAGACCGTGGTCGTCTCCCCAACTTGGGACGGAACAAGCACCTCCATACCTATTGTCGGCTATACGCAATACGCCCACAGTACCGGTGTGAACGTATCGGTTATGCCGGCGGACATCAAACAGGCAGTCATTCACTTCGTAGTAGCGATGGTAAAAGAGCGAGGACAAGGCGGTCTTGTATTGGCAGAAATCGGAGAAGGCGCAGCGGTCACCTCCAAGCAGGAGTCATCCGACGCTGACGAGGCGCAGGCGTACGACTTGTTAGACCCATTCCGCTCTATCTGGGGCCGCGCGTAATGTCGAGAGCCACGGTTCGCGCTGCTATCGCTAATTATTTAACAACTGCGAACATTGACTTTCTCAGCACAGTCAAGCCTTTCCCTGCGAAGTTCACTTCTGAGATGGAGTTTTACGCAGGTGAAGACCCAGGAATTGAAAGCGGCGCAATAATTTACATTTACTTTGAGAGTCAAGATGAAAGCCGTATTGCTCTCGGTGGCGCGCACAACGGGAAAAAAGCCGTGGAGTACACAGTAGGCCTTGAGTGTTTTATGCGCTCACAACAGCCGAAATCTGAAGACGCTGGGGCAGACAACGAGGCGTTCATTGACTCTCTTGTTTCCGCTATCCGAGCAGACCGTCAAGCCGCAGCACCGGGAGTTATTTTCCAATGGGGCGAAGGCATACTTCCGGGAAGCGCGGACATCCGCGTTACCTCGTATTACCCTCGCCAACTTGGAGGACGTTCGTCCGTCACGCAGGTCTATTCATCTGTTAGAGTTTCGGTCGTAGAGATAATTGAGGCGTAGGAGTAAAATGGCAAAGTTCACATTCAACGGTTCGCAGGAAATGATTTACCCGAACATAGTCATTAACGACACCGTTCTCGTTGCAGAGCCAGGACAGTCTTACGACCTTGACTCCGCTCCCGACGCTGACTGGTCAATCGTCACAACGCCTAAGGCATCACCAGCCGCAGACCCCACAGCCACCACCAACTAAGGAATAGACAATGGCCACCTTCTTAACCGCCAATAGTTATCTCGGACTTATCGCCGAGACCACCCGAGGAACTACCCCATCAACCGGAACCGCCACCTTTATTCCGGTCACGACCCCACAGGTCACACCAACACAAATGTTCCTACGTGACGAGGCATTACGCGGCTCCCCCACTCTCGTCTACGACCAGATTCAAGGCGTTCGACACGACCTCGTAGAGTTCAAGTCTTACCTATACGCCGACACGTTCCCACTTCTGCTGACGGCAGTTCTCGGTGGAAACGACACAATCAGCACCGTAGACACCAGCCTTACCCAGCACGTCATTGGCCTTTACAACAACGCTGCCAACGGCTCTCAGCCTAAGTCGTACTCAATCCTTGACTTTGACGGTGCGAACTACTTCACCATGACTGGCGCGCAAGCGGATGAACTGATGCTTACTTTCGGGGCCGAGGCTGCTGCCGACGCGACGCTGAAATTCATGTCCAACCCATACACCTCATCCGCAACCGCTCCGGCCTCTGGACCATTCCAAACGCTTTCGCTTTCTGCGGAAAAGATGATTCCTTCTTGGGACACCGTTGTTACCGTTAGTGGAACTACTTTCACCTACATCTCAACTGGCGAACTGACTATTGCTCGCAAGACTCAGCCAATTTTCACTATGGGGACCCAAGCACCGTACCAAAACTTCGCAGGACCACTTGAAGTGAGCGGAAAGTTCACGGGTATCGTCAGTGCCACCAACGACCCTTGGAGTACCGGAACCAGCGCACAAGCCCTGACCCGTTCGCCGCAGAGCCTTAACATCACCTTCACGGACCCTAACGACCAAGGCGGAACACCGACTACGCAGCACAGCATCGCGCTCCAAATGTCGGCCGTTCAGTTTCAGGATGTTAAACGCAATCGCGGAAAAGAGTTCCTTGAGGTTGAGGTTACGTTCACGGCTAATGCGAACACGACCGACGCTATCTCCGGTTACTCGCCAATCAAGACAACAACGATTAACGCAATTAGCACGGCCTATCAGACCGGCTACTAATCCAAATAAAGGGAGAGCAATATGCCAGCAGTTGAGTTACCTAACGGAGCATCCGCAATTATCATCGCTAAAGATGAAATCACGGAGCGTCAATCTCGCAACGTCTCACGGTCATTTATGGTTGCCGGAGCGATGGTCGCGAAATTGACGGAACTAGGCTTCAACCAAGATGACACCTCTACTTGGGGTGTGTGGTCCAAGTTGTCGGATGAAGAGCAGGACAAAATTCGCGCCTACGAGATTAGTCTCATTACCAACTTGGTGAAATCTTGGTCTTTCCCTGCGGAAATAACAGAGGACTCTGCACTAGAGTTGCCGAAATCTGTCTTTGACGCGTTAGTTATCGCTTGTTCAAACGAGTTCAATAAATCAGATGACTTTTCACCTGACGGAGTCACAGACCCAAAAGTGCTTACCGAAGAATAACTCGATTCACCGCCTACTTAAAGGGCAAAGAAGTTGAGCCAGACGCGGAACTATTATCCCTGTATCGCGAGTACCGTTTCCGCTCTTTGTTCGGGGGCACTCACGAAGATTACTTGAGCCAGCCAAGCACGACTATTGACTGGTTACTTACAATGGATAACATAACTAAGGAACTTGCCGATGAATGAAATTAAAATGGAAGTCAAAGGGATTAAAGACCTTGAAGAGTCCATTACTAAGATGGCCGGTAAGTTTGACGTGGCCTCACGCAAAATAGTTATGCAAGGCGGAGTGCTGGTTTCAAACGAGGCCAAAAAACGTTTCCGCGGTGCAAGTCAAACTGCCGCGCCGAAGCCAGACAGACCGACTTCCCGTACCGGCAATCTTATGAAATCTATTGACACGGATAGTGCTAAATACGAGGGTAAGGGTAGGTGGAGTACCCGTACTGGACCTACCGTGAAATACGCGCGCCGAGTTGAGTTGGGCTATTCCGGCGGTGGTGGTCGGGGACACCAAACTACGCGTCCGTTCCCTTACCTTGCTCCCGGATTCGTGAACGCGAGGCCGAAGTTGATTGAGTTATACAAGAGTTTGTGGCGAGAGGCGGTTGCGTAATGGCTGAAATGCTGCCCCCAATCATTATTGAACTAATCGCCTCCGCGGAGAGTTTCACCCTCGCTAAAGACAAAGTAATTAACGGCGCGCACGAAATCGCCACCGCTGGTGCTACGACTTCCGAGCGATTAAACGCGCTCGGTAAAAGGGCTACGGGAATGATAGCCACCGCTGGCGTTGGTGTTGCCGTTCTCGCGACCAAGATGGCTTACGACTTCCAAGAGGGAATGGACAAGATTAAAAATCAGTCCGGTATCACGGAAGAGCAACTGAAAAATCTTGGCAACACTATTCAAAACCTTTCTAGTACGACCGGACTAACCGACAAGGCACTTCAAGACGCCTCCCTCGCTATGCTTCAGTCCGGAGTCAGCGGAGCGAAGGGTGTGGAATTATTAACAGCCGCTTCTAAAGCCGCAGTCATCACCGGAGCCGACGTTACGGCTGTAACGAAAACCCTTATCGCGGCACAGACGCTACAAATCGCTAAGGGCATGGATGTTACGAAGATGACGGGAATCCTCGTTCAGGGCTCAAAGTTGTTTCAAGGTGGACTTTCCGCGGAAGAGGCGATGCTGAAGGGCCGCGTCGCTGTCGCGCTTGCGAAGTACGGGCTAGGAATGAAACAGATTATTCCTATCGGCGCGGAGTTTGCAAAGGTTGGCCTGCCGAGTCGCGCTATCGCCGGCTTCGTGAACTCTCTTGGTAATTTAAGCAAGCCGACTACGGACGCGAAGGGGAAAATGACCACATTCGCTTCTTCTTTGAAAGCGGCCGGCCTGAACCAAGAAGACCTAGCCTCTAAATTACGACGAGGCGATTTGGTCGGCATCCTTACAGAGGTTCGTGACGCTGCCGGAGGCTCATCAACAAAACTCACTCAGTTGGCAACTACGTTGTTTGGTAACTCGGGTGGTGGAACCGCCTCCGTACTGATTAAAAACTTAACGGACATCGGAAAACTTCAGAAGAACATGAGTGGGGCAGGAGTTGGAACGCTGAACACCAGTTTCGCAGACGTGACGAAACAACTCGGCCCACAACTTAACATCTTGAAACAAACGTTTAATAACATGATGATTGACGCTGGTAAGTTGTTGCTCCCTGTCGCGACGGACATCGTACAGTGGATTGGCGGCTTCGCTAGATTGTTGCGTGAAAACCCATTGTTAAAGGACGTGTTCGGGGTTGGTGCTGGTGCTATTTTCGGTCTCGCTATCGCCGCGAAAATAAAGAGTGCCTTCACCTCCATTATGGGGCTGTTCGGAAAGGGCGCACAGGTGGTCGCTACCGATGCCAACACCGTAGCCTTACAAGAAAACACTGCAGCGTTGTTTGGTAAGGGCGGTGGCGGCATAGCCAACGATGCCAAAAACATCGTGAAAAAAGGCGGTTGGCTTGCAGGCCTTACAGACATCGCAACAGGACTTTTTAGCAAGACCGGCCCATTAGCAATTGCGGCACTTGGTGGCTATGACTTATACAAAACTGTCACGGACCCATTGAACTTCCTGAATCCAAGTAATGGGAAAGCAATTCCCAACGCGCCAAAAGGCACGAAGTCGGTTCCTTTAACAGACTCGCAGGGAAACGCAACAAGCACTTTCGTCGCAATTACCCAAGCACAAATCAACGCATTAAACAAATGGTGGAATAGCGCGGCAACGCAAAAGTTGTCAGTTGTTCAGCAGAACTCTTATGCAGATAACATAATGAAAAACTTTGCCAAACAAGACCAAAAGGGCAACTACTCCGTCACAATTCGGGTTAAGTAATGGCTATTTTCAACAACCAAAACATCGACATCGAAATCGACCTAGAGGTACTGGCCTCACGCCTAGTCCAAGACCAAAAGTTCATCGACGCTGTAGCCAAGGCCGTCCGCAACCAGTTGCTCAAAGATGCTCGCACCATGAAAACGCTATTCGCCCAATGGGGAGGCACTAAGTAATGCCGTTACCACTCCCCACCCTTAGCGTACAGATTGCGTTCAACCCCACCAACCTGCAGAGCCTCACGCAGACTTGGACTGATGTGACTTCCCACGTTCGCGACTTCACCACCAACTCAGGCCGTCAGCACTTCCTCGACCGCATCGAGTCCTCGACTATTCGCCTGACCCTGGACAACCGCACCGGCTTTTTCTTGAACGGTACGACCAACGGCTCGGGCTCGGTTATCCGCACTCGACTGCCAATCAAGGTCACGGCCACTACCGGTGGAACAACCTACCCCGTCTTTTGGGGACTGACCGAGACCGCCGAAGAGCGCACCGCCGACCAGTTGAACCAAGACATCTTGCTCACCGCTACGGATAACACCAAGTTCCTGTCGCTGTTGTACATGAACCGCCCAACCTTTTGGTCTCAGTACGCCAAATCCGCTAACGCAATCTCTTGGTATCGGTGCGACTCGACTCAGGCAATGCCCGACCTAATTGGAAATAATACAGGACAAGTCACCGGCAGTGTTCAGAATGTTGCTGGAGCCCTGCTCTACGACACCGACACGGCCATCGACATGACTAACGGGGACTCAAGCGGAACAAACTTCTCTTATTTAAGTTTCCCGACCGGTGCAACCGACATTTACTCTATTGACTTTTGGGTAATTGGAAACCAATTAGCAGGACAATACTTAACCGACACAACAACCGGTGCATCGCCCTTATACGTCACCCAATCGGGTGCGCTACAAAGTCTTAACACTTTTTCAGGTGCGACTAATCCGTACTTCCAAAACAAAGCCGCTAACGTTGCAGACGGCCAATGGCATCACGTTGGACTGGTCGGGTACAAGTCGGGCTCAACCTATCCCCTGTACCTATACCTAGACGGAACTTATGTTGCTATGGGAGACAATGGCATTCCGCTATGTGCCTCAGCAACATTTAAGCAAATGAGACTAGGGAACTTAAACGGTATTTATAGTGGTCCAAGTTATGCCTACTATGACGAAGTAGTTATGAGCGAGGACACGGGGTCTCTAGCAACCATTCAAGGTGAAATAAATAACCGCTTCAAGGCAGGCTCATTACTCAATCAAGTCATCTCGTCAGGCGACCGCATCGCCGAAGTCCTGACCCTCGCTGGTTATGGGTCTATTAGCGGCGGTGCTTTAGTGGTCCCTAACTACACCGTGAATGACGTGGCGTGGAACCAGTCAGCCGCCATCACTTCGATTTCCGGAACCGGAACAACCGCCACGGCCACGCTTGCGTCAAATCCTTGGACTGCCGGCCAGTCTGTGTTTATCTCGGGCAATACCTATTCGGGGAGCATCGCAAACATTTCGTGGTTTGCTGGTATTGCCACTGTCACGATGACCGCAGCACACGCCTATACCGTTGGAACAAACGTGACGATTACCGGCTCAAGCATTGCGGCGTACAACGGAACGTGGGCGGTTCAGTCGGTTGGATTAACCACTTGGACTTTTCTATTGACATACTCTTCCAGTCCAGGAACTGGAACTGGTGGAACCACGTCGGGACCCTCTTACTACAACGGTCTATTCACAGTCACTACCGCAACTTCAACCACGTTCGCTTTTTCCTCAACCGGAACGGCAACTATTACCGGAGGAACAGCGTCGGTCAATTCCACTTCAACGTTCTCTGTTCAAGGACTCCAGTCCCCCGTCACCGGCTCAACCGCTCTCGACCTCATCCAGCAAGTCACCGACACCGACGTTGGGGCATTCTTCCAAAATACTGATGGCACGTTCGAGTTTGATACTCAGGCTTACCTCTACACCGCCACCAAAAACACGAAACCTTCGGGCGCAGACATTTGGAGCGACACCGACCCTATGGACGGCTCAGTTACCACTTTCTACGAACCCTCGACCTTGCAGGTACTGCGAGACGATGCCGACGTATGGACAACGGTCAAGATTACGGCTCAAAACGGTACGGTGCAGACCTACGAAAACACCGCCGCAGAGCCCCTGTACGCCTACTCTACGCTTACCAAATCCAACGTGGTATCGGTCACTAACGAACAAGCCCTGCAAGAGGCCATCTACCTCGGCAACCTTTACCAGTCACCATTGCCCCGTGTTCAGAACGTTGAACTATCCAGCAAAATGAACAATGGCGCAAACCTCGCTGAGATGCTGAAGCCTTACCTCAACGACCAAGTGCTGTTTCAACGCACCCCCAACGGCGCATCAACGGCCGGCTCTATTAACTCGACCATGGTTATCGAGAGTATCCGCCACGATTTCCAAGCCGACCCTGGATACTGGCAAACCTCGTTCACGCTAGACCCGTTCCCCAAGCGTGGGCGAAACTTGTCGACACCGACATTCTTTATGCTGTTTGATGACTCAACCTACGGTAAGTTTGACACAACTAACCAGTATCTTTAAGGGAGACTATGCCACACAATCCAAACTCAATCAACCCATGGACCGCAGCCCAGCAATTCAACTCCGGTGAAGCCGCGACCTCGGCGCAGTACAACCAAGTTGTCAATAACCTGTCGCTGGTCTACGCCAAGCCATGGATTATCGTTGCCAACACCACCAGCCAAACCTTGACTACAGGAAACCAAGTCCTCACCGGTGGCTCACCAACCGTGATTACCAACAGCCCAGCCTCTCTCGCTGGCTCGATTACCTACTCTTCGGGTACTCTTACCGTTCCCCTGACCGGACTGTATCGAGTCACAATGT